TGTTTTGTTAACAGTTACAGTTGCAGAAGTGTCTGTGGTATCAAAAGTACAACCAGTTAAGGCTGTGTCTAAAGGTGTAATATCATAAAAACCATTTTCATAATAAATAATCAATGCCTTGTGAGTACCAATCGCTGCATATTTTCGACCATCCAAGTCAGCCCAAACGAGTTGTTCTCTTGCAGCACCGACTAATGTTTTGCTTGTAATTTGTTGCCAACCCCCTATTTTTTCAGGTAAACTATATCTAAATCTAACAAAATCTCCATCAGTCCACTGTCCTTCAGCGCCTGTTGCAGTTACTTGTTTATTAAATCCTGGTCTTATCTGTACGTTTGTTAAAGGCATAAAAGTATTATATACTAACGAAACTGTCTTATCAATGAATATACTAAAAGCTAAAATTGTTTGGTTTCCCGATAAATTATCTTTCATTACAGAGGATAGTCTTGAAAATAAAATAGACTGGGATCAGGACCATTTAAATAACGTTCGTAAATATATGAAAGAAGATGGTTTATTATTTCCTGCTGTATTTAAAGATAGTGAAATACATTGTGGTCACTATCGATTTAAAATAGCAAAAGAAATGGGCTATGATGGTATTGCTGCATATAAAGTAAACACATTTGCAGAAGCTTTACATTTTACCAAATTTACAGAGTTGTGTTATAAACATTACAAAGAATATAAAGAAAAAAAATACTTATAATTTATTACTCCACTGTAATATTACAGGTAAGTCTTTGCCAATTATGTGTTTCCGATTCAGGAGGCTCTCCGGTATGGTACTCTTTTGAGTCAAATATAATAGCACTACCTGGTTCAAAAGAAAATTTTTCACCATCTACATAAAAACTACCATTCCAATTATTTTTCCAAATCGGAGTCATAAACATTATAATTGTTTGTCTATTTTTTTCAAGGTCATCTGTATGCAACCAATGTTGAGTTTCCTTACCAGAATAAGTAATGTTAAACCACATTCTAACCATTTTTGTGTGAATTCCTATATTTTTACTTTTTAACATATGTTCAATTCTATAAATAAATGTTTGTCCTAACATATACAATCCATAATTAAAAATTTGATCCGAATTTTTAACAACTAATTGAGGTCCACTTAAAAAATTTTTATTTGATGGATATTCAATTTTAGTAGATTTTCCAGTTATACTCCATACAGAACTTTCTATAAGTTCTTTATAAATAAAGAATAATTCTTTTTCTGGTATTACTTTATCTAATTTAACTGTCTTCATAATTTCTTTATATGTAAATACAGTTGCATTTATATCATTGTTGTGTTAGATGTCAAACATAACAAAAGAAATACTATGTATGAATCATTAATAGAAGCCACTAAATTTCATGCTGTAAACCAAAACAATTGGATTGGTGAAGCATTAGCAGAATATAAACACAATATTTTTAATTTAATAAAAGAAAATAATATTAAAACAATTTTAGATTATGGTTGTGGTAAAGCAAAATTTCATTCTATTTTATTTAATAATAAAAAAATTCCTGGATCTCCAATGGGTATAAATATTACTTCATATGATCCTGCAGTTGCACAATTTTCAAATAAACCAACTGGTCAATATGATTTAGTTTTATGTATTGATGTGATGGAACATGTTCAAGAAGACAAAGTCGATGAAGTATTAAAAGATATATTTACATATAGTAATAAAGTATTTTTAACTATCACTTGTTATGCTGCTACTCAAATTTTAACTAATGGTAAAAATGCACACTATACCGTTAGAGAACCAAATTGGTGGAAAGAAAAATTAAAAGCTTATGATGGAAGTTATATTGTAATATTTCAAACAAAACCTAAAAGAGGTGGTGATGTAGTTAATAAAGAAGAATGGAAACAAAATAAAACTACAATAAAAAAAATAGAAAAAAATGACAAAACTTTGGATGAAACTCAAAAAGAAAAAGCAAAATTATTAAATGATTAATTTAATAGATAAAAATAATAAACTAAATGAAAATAAAAATAGTTTAACTATTTCTTATTCAAGAACTATTAATATTATATTTGGTTATTATCCTTATCCAGAAAAAATACATGATATTATTTTACAAATAAAAAATAATTTAAACCCAAAAATGGAAAACTATACCAATGTAAAAGGGGGTATGACAAGTTGGGAACATTTTATTGATAAAAAAGTATTTACAGATTTTATGACTTATTTAATAAATAAACATCAAACATCACATCCACATGTATTTGAATTTTTTTTAGAAAAAAAAATTATTAGGAGTGCTTGGGGAAATGAGATTAAAAAAGGAGATTCTTTAACTTTACATACTCATCCATTTTTTCATGGAGTACTATATTTAACAGAGGGTTGTGATTTAATTTTACCAGAACTGAATTTAAAAATAACACCTAAACCTGGAGATTATTATATATTTCCCCCTGAAATAAATCATGGTTTTGATAAATACGAAGGAGAAAATAATAGATACAGTTTAGTTTTTAACATAGAACAAGGTGAAAGCTTTACTTTAATAAAAAAAATGAATGAAATAAATGAACGAAAAAACAGTTAATATAACTAATTTTATAGGTGTATATGATAATTACATAACTAAAGAAGAATGTAATAAAGCTATACAACTATATGAAAATGAACATAAATTTAATAACACAGTTAACAGAATAGCTTTTGAAAACGTCCCTATATTACAAAAACAAGATCAGCAGTATTTTGCAAATGCAAGTAATGTAGATGTATGGTGGGAAGAATTAAAATCTATGATGCTAAATTTTGATTTAGCATTCAATCATTATATAAAAAATACAGGTGCTGGTGAAGCTTACGGAGTTCCATTTCATTTTACTACTTTAAAAATTCAAAAAACATTACCTACAGAAGGTTATCATATTTGGCATGTTGAACATGGTAAAGGTTTTTATAATGAACCACGTGCTTTTGTTTTTTCTATTTATTTAAATGATGTAAAAGAAGGTGGAGAAACAGAATTTTTACATTTCTCAAAAAGAGTTGAACCTAAAACAGGTAGAATAGTAATTTGGCCTGCAGCTTTTCCATATGTACACAGAGGAAATCCACCTTTGTCAGGTGAAAAATATATTTTAACTTCTTGGATGATGTTGAGATAATTATGAAGAATAAGAAGTAGGTCTTGCACCTAATCTAGAAATTTTTTCAGCTTCAGTTTCACCTTCAACATTGTTATTATCCCAATTAGATTGTAATTGTAGTAAATGAGCTGCATCCCATTTATTTGTAAACTGACTAATGTCTCCAATATTTGCATCAGCATATGATGAATGAGGTGTCTCATCTCTATATTCTACTTCATCTGAAGTAACTGAAGTTCCATAATGGATTGCCCAAATATTTGAAAACTTAGAATCATTCCAAAAAGCATCATCATTAATTTTGTAACTTCCTGCAGCATCACCGCTTTGTTTGATGATCATTTTGTCTTCAAATACTACTGTCCAATTTCCTAAACTTGCCATTTTTTCTCCTAAGTTTTAATAATATAAATTACTGTTAAATATGGTTGAACAACTGATGTTGCGTCACCTGAAAAAGATGCACTCATATTATGAGAATGTCCGCCACCTGAGCCAGAATTACTAGTACTTGGGTTACCCTTACTATTTCCCCACCTACCCTCAGTTGCTCTTACTTGAGAAAATAAATTATTTTCAGCAGGCATATTATGTGAGTGTGAAGCAAGTTGAGATTCTGATAAAGTTGCATTTGCTGTTGAACCCCCAACGTTTCCAGTTGAAGTTACTGTGTTTGCTCCACCACTTGAACCTAAATTTTTAGTTCCTGATTTTCCAACCGCTACGTTATCTTGTAAGTCTGGCACATTGAAAGTTGTTGAACCATCACCTGATCCATAAGTTGTACCAACGATTGCAAATAAATCTGCATATGTTCCTCTTGAAACTGCAGATCCATCACATTCTAAGAAACCAGATGGTACAGAAGAATCTGACCACGGCACAATAGTTGCTGTTGGAATACCTTCAATACCTGTAAGGTTAGCTCCGTCAAAATCATATCTAGTTGCTTCGTAGTTTGCCATAATTATTTATCCTTATAAGTCCAACCAACTGTTGCATCACCAGAATATACAAGAGTAAATCCTGCACCTTCTGTATTCACAACAAGATCGGCTGCTGCGTTTGTTATATTAGAACCATTTCTACCAACCGTAAAGGCATTGGTATCAAAAGTATATTTTGAATCTACAAACGTTACCTCATCTCCAGTAGATGGTGAGGCAGGTAAAGTTATTGTTAAAGTTCCACCAGAAGTATCTGCTAAAATTTGAGCACCTGGTTGAACTGTTTCAGCTGTAGAGATTGCTCTCCATTTTTTAAATTCTAAATCTTTTACAATGTCTGCTCCATCTGCATGACAAATATATGAATGTCCCTCACATAATAAAAATCCAGTTTGTCCTGTAACTTTAAATGTTAAAGTGTTTCCTGCATGGTCAGTACCATCAATAATATTGAAAAATTTTTCAATTCCTGTAGGAAAGTTAACTATTCTATTTGCAGCTAAAGTTCCTGTGAATTTCAAAGTCATATTTCTTGCATTTGAAATTGCTGCATCATCCATAACTAAAGTAACATCTGCTGATGCTACATCTATTTCTTGATATCCTACAACAGATTGTTGTACTAAATTTAAGTTTGTATTTGTTTTATCACCCCATGTACCAGCATTTTCGCCAGTGACCATTAGTTCGAGTTTTAGATCTGTTGAGTAACTAGATGCCATAAATTTTGTCTCCTAAATAATTATAATTTTACCTTAATCATGCAGCTAAATCAACCTCTGTCCATACATTGGTTACACCAGGATCAATCTCTTGCCATGAGGTAACGTTTGCTTGGCCAGCTGAAATAGTAGCTGAAATTCCTGTAACAGTTACATTTGCTACTCCAGTAGCTATAGCAGAACCTACAGAACCTGTCAATTCTATGCCTGTAACACCCACTATTTGAGCAGGTATTTCTTCAGCTGTACCTAAAGAAGCTGTTAGTTCTTGTCCTGTAGCAGGTTCATTTGTGGATTGCTCTAGAGCAATTGTGCCTATTGTTGATGTTAATTCAATACCTGTAACATCAACAGGAGTTTTTAATCCTGCAACAGTAATACCTACTGATCCTGTTAATTGACCAGCGCTTGTAACAGTTACGTTAGCATCTGCATCAAATTCTAATGTACCAATAGCTCCGTCTAATTGATCTTCGGAAGCTAGTACAAATATGTCTTGGTCAATCTGAATTGAGAATGATGGATTTGAGAAAGTAGATGTTAATTCTGATCCTGTTACATCTACAGCTACATCAGTAAATGCATTTTCTTCTCCAATAGAAGATGTTAGTGATATACCATTTAACGCAACGGAGTAATTATCACCCCAAGCAAAACTACCCCAAGCATCTCTACCCCAACCTTCTCCAGTTAGTGTAGTTTCATCAACTGTTGCAGTTCCGATATTTGTAGTAGATTGTGATCCAGTTACATTTACACCAATACCAATAACTTCGTCTCCAGGAGAGAATGTTAATTGAATACCAGTAACTGATACATCTGCTGATGCACCTGCAATAGCTCCTTCATTAGTAAATGTGAGTTGAGATCCTGTTACATCAACATTTGCGTTAGCTACAGTTGTTGATGTTCCTATAGATGTG